ATCTCAAGGATCTCAAGGATTTCAAGGCAGACAAGGTTTTCAAGGAATTGTTGGAAATCAAGGTTTTCAAGGAGAACAAGGATTTCAAGGAAGACAAGGTTTTCAAGGAAATCAAGGGTTACAAGGTGTTATTGGAAATCAAGGTAACCAAGGTTTTCAAGGAAGACAGGGATTTCAAGGTCATCAAGGCGATCAAGGTTGGCAAGGCGAACAAGGTGATCAAGGCCATCAAGGTTGGCAAGGGCATCAGGGAGATCAAGGGTGGCAGGGCGATCAAGGTTACCAAGGATCGCAAGGCGATCAGGGTCAAGGAAATCAAGGCGATCAAGGATCACAGGGTGACCAAGGATCGCAAGGCGATCAAGGAAACCAAGGGGAACAGGGATCGCAAGGTAATCAAGGAGAGCAAGGATTTCAAGGAAACCAAGGAGAACAAGGTTCTCAGGGCGATCAAGGATCGCAAGGCAATCAGGGAGAACAGGGTTCTCAGGGCGATCAAGGCTCACAAGGTGCAACTGGAACAGGAAGTCAAGGCTCTCAAGGAAATCAAGGGAACCAAGGTTTAACTGGCCCAGTAGCTGGATCTGCAAATCAAGTTGTATATAAAGACGGAAGCAATGCTGCTGCTGGCTCTTCGAGTTTTACTTTTGATGGTACAAGTGTAACTGTTCCTATACTTTCAGTAACTAGAACTGCCAGCACAGGAACACAAAATCCTTCAGTAACTGTTACTGCTCCTGCTCACACAGCTTTGACTGCTTCTACTGAATCTAGCGATCTAAATATAAACCTAGCAAGAACAGCACAATTTGCAACTGGTGCTTTAACTACTCAAAGAGCAGTTAGAATACAAGCTCCGACTTATGGTTTTGTTGGTGCTAGTACATTAACTACAGCGTCTACTGTTCAGATTGATTCTGCACCTGTTGCTGGTACTAATGCAACCATAACTAATGCTTACGCACTTCGTGTTTTGACAGGCACTGCTGCTGGCGTTGGCATAGTTATTCAAGGTGCAACTTCTCAAACTGGAGATTTGTTCGAGGTTAAAAATAACTCAGGAACAGATTTATTTTCTTTAAATAATAATGGCACTTTATTATTAAACCCATACGGAACCTCTGCTGGCCAAACTAACGAAATACGCTTTTTAGAACTAGCAGCTAACGGAACAAACTATGTAGGATTTAAAGCTGGAGATAGTATAGCAAGCAATGTAATATGGACATTGCCTACTGCTGATGGAACTAGTGGTCAAGTTCTGTCTACTAATGCAAGCGGTGTGTTGTCTTGGATTACTCCAGCTTCTAAATCAGCAGGAAGCGATATTTTTCTAGCTAACAATTTCGGAGGTTTATAATGCCAGTCACATCAACGCCTATCTTTGCTCAAGCACCATACTTTGTTGCAAAAACTCTTGCAGCACAAACAGCATGTACAACTAGAGGACCAACAGCAACGGCTAGCCTTGCAGCAGCTAACATCATCGAAGTTGTGCCGACTTCTACCAATGGCCTAAGAATTGATAGCATCCAAGTCAATGCTTGTTCTACTTCTTTTACTGCACCTACCGCTGGTAATATCGTAGGCATTTGGGTATGGGATGGAACTACAGCTTTCTTATTCACGGAAATACTTGTGACTGCTGTAACTCCTTCGACTACTGTTGCTGGATTTACTACCACATTGACTTTTGCTAACCCTCTTGTTTTACCATCTACTTTTAAACTCTTTGCTTCTGTTAGTGTTACTACTACTGCTAGTACTACTGCATTGCAAGTTTGTGTAATGGGAGGTAGTTACTAATGCCAGGATCGTTTCATTACAATCTGGCTACAACAAAAAAGGGTTCAGCCTTTCAAGGGGCGAGCCAAGGGATTGCCTATAATTTACATACGGCTCCCCCTATTAATCCTACTCCTGGAGACCTATGGTTTGACTCTGCTAACGGAGGTTTGTTGATCTACATAAATGATGGTGCTTCCTCGCAATGGATTGAAATAGGCAACAATGGTGTTTCTAATCCAGTGGGAACTATTATTCCGTTTGCTGGTGCTTCTTCCCCCTCTGGCTTTTTGTTGTGTGATGGTACTAGCGTTTCTAGCTCTAATTATCTTGCTCTTCATTCTGTAATCAGTAATACTTATGGTGGTAGTGCATACACAGGGGCAGCAGGGTTGAGCTTTAATCTTCCTGATTATAGAGGCAGGACTTTGATTGGGGCGGGAACAGGATCTGGTTTGACTGCTAGAACACTGGGCGGTACAGTTGGAACAGAAACCGTTACTTTAGATTCCACTCAAATACCAGCACATAGTCACCCTAATACAGTAAGTGGTGGAAGTACTGGCTCTATGAGTACTAATGCTAGTCATACCCATACTGGTTTTTCTAGTCCATTATTAAAATATGTAGGATCTGGTGGCAATAGAACAGACTTAACAGGTGGTTCAGTTTGGATCGGAACAGATTCAAGCCCTACTACAGTTAATTCTCAAAACACAGACCACACTCATACATTTACACCAAGCATTACAAACGCTAACAACACTGGCGGTGGCGGTTCGCATAGTAACATGCAACCAAGTATCGGGATTAATTATTTAATCAAAACTTAGGGATAAATATGCCAATAGATTTTCCTTCATCACCGACCACTAACCAGACTTACACTTATAATAATAAGGTTTGGGTTTATAGTGGTACGGCATGGGTGGGCGGTACAGTTATTTCTGCATTACCCGCTGGCTCGATGCAAATGTATGCTGGTACAGCTACTCAAACAGTGAGTGCGGGAGTTGTCACAACTACAGCACCTAGCGGTTGGTTACTAGCTAATGGTAATGCAATATCGAGAACTACTTATAGTTCCTTATTTTCTGCTATTGGAACAACCTACGGCACTGGGGATGGATCTACAACATTTAACCTACCCGACCTTAGAGGCCGATTGCCTATGGGGGCTGGAACTGGGGTTGGTTTAAATGCCTCTGGCACAGGTGTGACCTCTGGAACGGCCATGACCGCAAGAGCATTAGGTGCTTGGTTTGGAGAAGAAACGCATCTATTGACTACCGCAGAATTAGCTAGTCATAGTCATGCAAATACAGTTAGCGGTGGAACTACTAGTGGTATGAGTGCGAATACAACTCATGCACATAAGCTACAAAATCGAGCTAGTTCTGGTGCAGGAGGAACTTATAATATTTATGACAGGGTTGGAAACAATACTACAGATCTTTATACAGATTATAGTAGTACGGAACATACTCATACATTTACACCATCAATATCTAATGCTTCTGCTGGTAGCGGTAGCCGACATGATACAATACCCCCATGTGTTGTTGTTAATTACTTAATCAAGATTTAGGAGAAAATCATGCTTACTCATATTAGTTTGAATGCAATCGTTAGTGATGATAATTATCAGTTTACGCTGATGGCCACAGATGAAAACAATGTAAGTAAAAACATAAAAATGCCTATAGACCTTAACTCGCCAGAAGGTTTGCTTATTACCAACCTAATTAATCAGGCTTGGGATTATATTCCAGATGCTGAACCAGATGAGTTATCTCAAGCTAAAGCAAGAAAACTACAAGCTATAAATAATGAATGGATTTCCCTAGAAAAAACAGGATGGGATTCTGGTCAAGGTTATTATCTTGGCATTACTCCCTCTGATGTAGCCCTTCTCGTAGGTGTGTTCTCTCTTGCAAAAGAGGCAGCAGCATTGGGCTTAGAACTTCCTCACCTAATCAGTATGGCTAATACACCCATTAGCTTCTCCACCATACAAGAAATGACCCTTCTCCTTCTCCAATATGGCCAAGCTCGCTCCAATATGGCTAGTTCCTTTGCTGCCAGACGAAAAGCTGTCGCAGATGCAATTACAATTGAAGAGCTAGGTGTAATTTAATGTAGGCACAACTACATTATTTGGGGGTTAGAACAATGGATGATAAAGACTTTATCCTATTAATTGAACGATTAGGTGTTTCTTGTAGTTTTTTAATA